GCCGAGCGGCCCGAGGATGATCGCCAGCATCAGCTTCCAGTGCTTCTGCACGAACGGCACCACGAAGCCGATGACCGCCTGCACGACCGTCTTCAGCCCGTTGAACGTCGCGTTCACGATGTTCCGGAACGTGGACGACTTCTTGTAGGCCAGCACCAGCGCGGCGCCCAGCGCCACGATCGCGAGGATCACCAAGGCGATGGGGTTGGCGTCCATGACGGCGTTGAACACGGCCTGAGCAGCCGCCCACACCCGCGTCGCCGCCGCCACCGCCTTCTGCGCCGCCGCCTGGATGATGATCCGGCCCGTCGACACGCCGGCCGCCGCCGCCTGCTGACGCCACAGCAGGATCTGCGACCGGATCGCCGCACCCAGCCGCGTCGCCACAGACGCATCCGCCGCCATCGCCGCGTCGATGTTGCGCAGGCCCGTCACGAACCCGCCGACCGTGCCCGCGGCGCTGCTCGCCGCGCCCGCGATGCGCCCGATACCGGAAGCCGTCGCCCCGGCCAGAGTCATGATCCGGCCCATGATGGTCATTACCGGGCCGAGTGCCGCCGCGAACAGCGCCGCCTCGACGGCGCCCCGCTTGATCGGCCCCGGCAGCTTGGAGAACCGGTCGGCGAGGCCGCCGAGCTGCTTGGCGATGCGAGTGATCGGCGGCAGGAGCGCCGTGCCGAGCTTCACCGCCAGCACTTCGATCGTCGACTTGAACAGCTTGAACTGGCCCTCGGCCGTTTTCCGCTGCGTCGAGACGGCCTTGTCGAACCGGCCCATCGAGTTGTTGACCTGGTCCTGCTTCTGCCGCAGCACGTCGTAGTTGTTCAGCAGCGTCATGATCGCGCTGGAGGACCGGCCGCCGCCGAACGCGTGCGACAGGAACTGCGCCTGCTTGCTCGCCGACATCCCCGACTTGTCGAGATGCTCCTTCAGCAGGCCGATCGCGCCGATCAGGCCGCCCGGGCCGCGCATCGCCTCCGCCAGCTTCAACCCCGACAGGCCGATCGAGTTCAGCTCACCCTCGGCCTTGTGCGACGGCGCCGCCAGCAGGGAGAACGACATCCGCAGCCGGGTCGCCGCCACGTTCGCCGGGATGCCCTCGTCCGTCATCAGCGCCAGAGCCGCACCCACCGACTGCAGCGACAGCCCGAACGTCTTCGCCGCCGGCAGGATGCCGGTACCGATCGCGAGGTTGAAGTCCTCCATCTTCATGTTGCCGGCGCCGATGATCGCGTTCACCGTCGCGACCGCGCCGTGGAAGTCCGTCGCGCCCTTGATGCCGGACCGCCACGCGCCGGCGAGAGCGTTCGTCGTCTCCTCCAGCGACGCGCCACCGACCGCCGCCAGGTCGGACGCCTGCTTGAGCGCCTGCATCGCCGACACGTTGTCCATGCCGACGCTCTTGAGGTGGTACAGAGAGTCGGCGAGTTCCTTCGGCGACTGCTCGGCGTACTTCCCCAGGTTGAGCACCTGATCGGTGAGGATCTGGACGTCCTTCGCCGACGCGCCCGCCTGCGTCGACACCCGCGTCATGCTCGCCTGGAAGTCCGTCGCCATCTTCACGCTGGCGCCCGCCGCGAGCAGCACGGGCGCCGTGATGGCGTGCGACATCTTCTTGCCGGCCGCCGTCATCTTCGTGCCGGCCTTGGACACGCGCGTCGCCGTCGACTCCGCCGCCGCCGCGACCCGGCCGAACACCGCGCTGGCGCCGTCGCGGGCGATGATGTTGTAGACGATCGCAGTGCTCACCGGGTCCGCTCCTCCTCCGCCTCACGCTCTTCGGCCTCGATGCGGTACAGGACGGCCCACTCGGTCAGCTCACGGGACGACACGCGGGACAGCAGCTCGGCGACGGTCATGCCGAGTTCGCGGGCTAGCTCGAAGTAGAAGCGCCGCTCTGGGCGGCGTCGGAGTTTCCCTCGATCTCCTCGATGTCCTTGTCGTCAAGCCCGGACATCTCCGCGGCGACCGTGAATACGCGGCCGAGCGCCGCGGCGGACTTCTGCCCGAGCGCCTTGATGTCGGCGTCGGAGAACAGCCGGTTGCCGTCCTCGTCGACCACGGCGCGCGCGACGAGCTTCGCGCGGATGTTCGCCAGGTTCGGCACCTGCTGCTTCCCGCGGATCTGCACGAGGCTGGCCTCGTAGGCGTCCCGGTCGGTGCCGCTGAGGGCGCGCACCAGCACCGACCCACCCCACTCGGGGCAGTCGACCTCGCGGGTCTCCAGATCCTTGGCCTCCAGGATCTGGTCACGTGACAGCGCCATTGGTCTCCTAGCTGATCTCTCGGGTCGCCTCGCTCAGCACCCGGTTCACCGCCGCACGCGAGCGGGGACCGAGGTTGCGGACGACGTTGTAGAAGTAGGGGTGCGGCTGCTGCCCCACCCAGTTCTGCCGGTTGCCGTACACCGGGTGCCGCCAGCGTTTCCGCGACCCCTCCATGTAGGCGGGGAGCCGGCCCTGGCCGGTCGGCATCTTCCGGCCGTCCACGCGGATCGCGACACCGGCCTCGCGGCCGACCGTCCGCAACTCCAGCCGCGTCGCCTTCGCCATCCGGCGACGCAGGCCCGTCGACCCCTCACCCTTCGTCGGGATCTGCATGATCGAGGCCCGCACCCGCGGCACCAGCGGCGCCGCCGCCGCCCGCAGCTCACGGCGCAGCTTCTTGGTCAGCTCACCGCCGCCCATCCGCCGCAGCTCGGCGGTGATCCGCCGCAGCTCAGCGCCGCCACGGACCTCCACCACCGCCATCAGGCCGGGACGAGCACGTCCGTCGCGGGCTCGGAGGTGATCGTGAAGGACACCTCCAGCTGACCGGGGTCGCCCATCTTCGTCGTCTTCGACGCGGACGCGATCGTCGCCGGGAACACGTCGCAGGTCAGGGTGCCGGACACGCCGTCGTCGTCGCCCTCCGGGAACTGCACGACGAACCCCTTCAGGTCGCGGGTAAGCAGCGACCGGGCGTCGTTGGAGTCGTCCGACAGGTACAGGGTGATCGAGGAGTCCGCGGCCTTGATCCGGCCGGAGATCTGCGAGGTGAACCGGGTTCCCAGGTCCGGTGCGTCCACCATGTCCGTCGACACGGTGAAGCCGGACACTTCGGCGATCTCGCCGGTCAGGTCGTGGCCCGCGTTCAGCTCCGCGCGCGTCGGCGCGGACTTCGACGCGATCGACGACACCCAGTAGTACTGGCGGGTGCCGTCCGGGATGTAGCGCTGGGTGGTGCCGATGGGCGTGGCGGTCATGTCCTTCTCCTGGGCATCAAAAAAGGCCCTCAGAGCGCGTCTGGGGCCTTGCGGGGGAGGTCTGCTAGTCGTCGGTGGGGTCGTCGGCGGACTTGCGCCTGCGGGCCTTCCTGAGCGGCTCCGGCGGCGGGTCATCCGCCTCCACCCAGCCCGCCCGGGCCTAGTGCGGCAGCGACCGGGCCTCCACGGCGATCCGCGAGCCCGAGACGCTCGGATGCGTCAACGTCACCTTGTCCGTCACGGCACCCTCACCACCGCGACCTGCAGCGAAGTCACCGCGTCGTAGGTGATGCTCGCCAGACCCGTCGACGGGTTCCGGTAGATGTCCGCCAGCGGAATCACCGCCAAGGCGCCCGCCGCGACCGTCACCGCCCGGTCCGCGATCGCCAGGCCGTCCACCGTCCCCGGCGTCGCCAGCGTCACCGTGTGGCTGGACGCGTCGCCGTTGGACACCAGCAGCGCCAGACCCGGCCCGGTCACCGCCGTATCACCGCCGGCTGCCGCCGAACTGTAGGACACCGACAGGCCGGCCGCGACCGCCTGCTGCGTGCTCAGAGCCGCCATCTCATCTCCTCGTCATCGCGTCCACCGCGACCTCGAACACCACAGTCGCGACCGCGCCGCGGCTGTCTTGCGCCTGCCGGAGCACATGTGCTCCCAGCGTCGCCTTCATCACCGCGCCGCCGAGCGTCTTGTCCGCGGCGAGGGCGTGCCCGATGTAGCCGAGCAGCTCGTACGCGCGGGTACGTGCCGCCGTCATGTCCGCGGACCCGTTCCGGACGGACGCGGCGCAGCGGACCACGTAGCGCTCCCGGGACTGCTGCACGCTCAGACCCGCGATCGCCTCGGTGGCGTCCGCCGAGTCCTCGTCCTCACCGCCGGTGTAGCCGACCGTGATGACCTCCATCGCGGTCGACCCGGACACCACCGGCCCGTCGAACACCGCGACACCGTCCAGCGCGGCCGAACCGCGCAGCGCCGCCAGCAGCCCGGCGATCGCATCCGGGACGGTGCTCGCCCAGCTCATACGTCACCCGGCGGCCGGACACTCCCGGAAATGAGCTGACCCAGGAGGTAGAGCGCCTGATTCTCGGTGAACCCCGCTTCCACGTACGAGCGGAACAGCTCATGCATCTGAGCGGCGGCGGCGGCCAGTTCGGTGATCGGGTCTTCGGGGGGCATGTCTTCCTCGGGTAGTTGGGCTATGCGACGACCGGCCGCGGCGGACCGAGCCACTCCAGCGCCTTGCGCGGGATCGAGAAGCTGTACCGCGGGTCGTAGGTCTCCTCATGGCCGACCACACCGACCGGGGCGCCCATCGTGCCGCGCTGCGTCTCCCACACGTGCTGCAGGATCACCAGCGCCCCGCGGACGTACCGGTCCGGGACGACCTCGTATCCGGCCTCGTACGTCACCGTCACCCAGCCCGACGGCGCCCGACCCGACAGGGCCCGCACCACACCCGACGAGGTGACGTGCAGAGTGCTCACGTCCCACGTCGTCGCGCCGTCCAGCGACACGACCGACGTCAGCGAGATCACCGGCGCCGACCACAGCCGCAGCGACCGGCCGCACGCCTCGATCTCATCGACCACCGTGCGCCGCTCGACCACCTCGTGCAGGTGCTCCTCGACGACGCCCGTGATCGCATCCACGTAGCCCTGCAGCTCGGCGTCATCGTCGGTGCCGGTGATGCCGAGCTGGGACTTCGCCTGGTCGAGGGTGACGATCGACATGTCAGCCCGTCGTCTTGCGGCGCGCCCGCGGCTTCGGCTCGGCCGGCGGCTCCGCGGGGGGCTCGTCGGCGTCGAAGTCGACCGTCAGCGGCTCCCACATGCCGTCGTAGTTGTCCACCAGCGGGTGCCCGGCGCGGGCCGTCGTGCGGCCCTGCTCGATCACCACGCGGCGGCCCTGGAACATCAGCGTCGCCGTCCGGCGCGCCACCATGATTTCGCCCGCCATCACTTCTCCTTCCAGCAGGGCGCGGGCCCCGGCCCGGACGGGGGGACCGGCCGGGGCCCGCACGCTCACTCGGATCAGGTCGGGCTGACGACGTTCAGGACGCGCAGCGCGTTCGGAACGAGGATCTTGCAGTTGTTCGACCAGTACGCGTAGATGCCGCGCTGGCCGGTCGGCCTGCCGTTGGCGCCGAACAGGTGCGGAACGACCTCGACCGACATGCCGATCCGGTCGACGATGAGGAATGCCCGCATGTAGTCGCCGAACAGCAGCACGAAGTTGTTGCCCGCGCCGCTGCTGGCGATCGCGCCGTCCATGCTGGACAGCTCCCGCGCCGGGTAGCCGATCAGCTCCGGCGGCAGACCCGACTGCAGGCGCGCCCACAGGTCACCCGCGTACCCGGACTTGCCGGACGCCGACCCGCGGACCATGTTGTAGATCGACTTGTTGGCCAGCCACGAGGCCCGCGCGCGGAACCGGGGCGGCAGCGCCTCCTCCACGGCGAAGACGTCGTCCGGCACCGTCAGGGCACCCGCCGCGCCGGTCTGCGCGACGCGGGAACCGGCCGCCAGGGTGCCGATGATGCCGCCCGGGTTCGTGCCGGTGCCGTCACCGGTCACGAAGGAGGTCGCCTCCTCGGTGTCCTTCGCGTCCTGCAGCAGCATCGTGACCTCGCCGCGCATCTCGTTCCACGACCGCTCGATCTCGACCGAGAACGGCACGAAGCCCTGGACGCGGGTCGTGGCGACCGTCGGCTGCGCGAGGGTCGGCGTCGAGTCGGGGGCCTCGTCGCCCTCCGCGCCGCGCGTCACGGTGACGCCGGCGGAGGTGACGCCCTCCCACTGCTTGCCGACGATCTGGACCTGGCGGGCGACCTGCCGAAGCGGGTTGATCGTCCCGTCGCTGGTCAGGATGATCGTCGGGTCGAGCTGCATCGGCACCGCGTAGCCGCCGGACGCGTCGGTGCCCAGGCTCAGCGCCCGGGACTCCTCCGCGGTGAGGCCGTTCGTGCTGAGCTTGGTCATCATCTTGCCGAACGCCCGCGCGTACAGCGGGGAGCCGGTGGTGAGCATCCGCCGCGCGAGGGTGGCGTGCTCGTCGTCGATCGTGTCGACCAGGTGCGCGGCGCGCTCCTGCGCGTCCTCACGGCTGCCCGCGCCGGGGAACTGCGAGGTCTCGATCGCGCGCATCGCCCGGTCCCGGTACAGCCCCGGAACCTCGTCGATGCTGCGGGCCTGCTGCCGCACCGCGGCGAGGTCGTAGATGTCGTCCGGCCGGCGGATCACCGCGGGGGCACCGCCGGCGAACCCGGCCCGGGAGGTCTCGACGCGCTCGGTCGCGCCGGGCGTCTCCGCGAGGTTGCGCAGCAGCGCCGCACGCTCCTGCGACGCGACGATCGCCCGGTCGTGCTCGGCGTACTCGGTCTGCAGGCCGTCCCACTCGGTCTGGATCGGCTCGGGCAGGGCCGCGCCGGAGTGCTCGGTGTCGATCTCGGCCATGCGCGCCCGGATCTCGCTCTGGCGCGCCGTCCGCTCCTCGACGGTCATCCTTTCGTCCATCTCACTCTCTCCTGAGGAGTTGTTTCGGGTCGCCGAGTGCGGACGCGGCTCGGTCTCTGCATCGGCGGGAGGCTCGGCGGCGGCTCCAGTGCCTTCGGCGGCTGAAGTGCCGGCGGACGCCCGTCCGCTCGAAGTCGTGCTCTTGGCGCCCGCGGGCGCCGGGGGAGTCGGGGGCTTGGGTCCGGAGCCGGCGGCAGCCGGCGGCGAGCCCGCGTCCCAGTTGCTGGGGATCATGTCGGCCATGCCGATGGCCTTCGCGCGCTTGATGATGTGCGCGCGGATCTCCTCATGCGAGGCGCCGCCGCGGCCGACGGCGCGGATCGCGTCCTCCAGGTCGCCGCGGCCGTGCATGTTCGCCGGCCGGATCGGATACGAGCCGTCCGGCATCGCCCAGCCCTGCGACGCCGCGAACTTGCGGGCCGCCTCGTCCAGGTCGCCGGCGGACGCCGCCGTGATGTTCCCGCGGTCCCCGCCGCCGTCCGCGGCGCGCACCCCGACGATCTCGGCGTCGGCGTAGGCGGGGATCGGCGTCGGCCCGTACTCCACGAGCGCGATCTCCTGCCGCGTCACCAGCTGCAGATCCCCCGACCGCTGCGGCAGGTACGGGCCCCGCGGATCGGACTTGATGAACCGGCCCGTGAACGACTGGCCGGTGATGTCGCCGTTGCGGATCGACTCCAGCACCGCATCGGCCAGCGGCGTCTTGTTGTACCGGGTCACCGTCAGCAGGCCCCGGTTGTCCGACCGCATCTCCAGCGCCGTACCGATCGGCACACTGCCCAGCTCCGACGAGGCGCCGTGCAGCGTCTTGGCGTGGTTGTAGAACACCCCGATCCGCCCGGCGCGCTCCTGCAGCGTCTTGTCGAACGCCGTCCGGCCGATCTGCTCCAGGTAGTGGCCGTCCTGGTCCTGGATCTCCGCCGGGGACTCGAACACCGCCGCGTACGCGGTCACGGTGCGGCCGTCACCACCGGCACGGATGCTGATGTCGTCGAGCGCGAACACGCGCGAATACAGTTCGCCGGTCAAGGCCCGGCTCCTTCCGGTGTGACAACGTTCTCGCCCTGAATGGGCTCCTGGCCGTCCGACGGCGGCAGCAGCTGCACACTCGTCAAGCCCGTGTGCTGCAGCCGTCCCCAGTCGTTGTTGTCGACCGCGTCCACCGCCGACTTCGCCGTGAAACCCTCACGGACCAGCGCCGCGATCGTGTTCGCCTGCTTGGACTGGATCGACGCCAGCTCCCCGGCGTCCTCCCGCATGAACGCCGCGGCTCGCGTGTCGAACCACAGCGAAGCGCCCGCGTCCGGGAGCGTCACCAGCGACTCCAGCGACGCCGCCGCGTTCGACCAGAGATGCATCATCGTGCCGTCGGAGAACCGGCGCCGCGCGGCGTTGAAGTTCCCGGCGTTCAGCGACGATCCCTGCAGCCCCTCGGAGAACCCCACCCAGGACGGCGGGACGCCGGCGGACGCGGCCAGGCGCGACTCGCCCTTGCCCTGCGTCGCCGCGAAGTCGAGCTGCTTGAAGTCCCGGCCGACCACGACCGGGTCCGCGCCGCCGCCGACGTAGAGGGTCTTGTAGGCGTTCCAGGCGCCCTCGTGATCCTCCTCCATCAGCTCTTTGAACTGACGGACCTTCTCGATCGACAGCGTCGGATCGAACTTGATCGCCAGGTTCGGCGTCGCCGCGTTCGTGAAGAACCTTGCTTTATGTTCGGTGGCCAGCGAATCCGCCTGCATCTCCCGGATCACCGGCGTGACCCACGACATCCCCAGGAAGTGGAAATCCGGGTCCGGGATCGGTGCGTAGTGCGCCACCCGGCCGTTCGACCCGTCCGCGGGGAATACCTGCATCGGGCCCGACGGCGGATCGTAGACGTAGCCGGCGACCTCGACGTCCGCGGCCTCCGACGGGTGGTCGGCGTCGGTCTGCGACCCCAGCACCACGATCACCCAGTCCGGGCGCAGCCGGTTCAGCCGATCCGCGCGCGTACGCCGGATGTAGGCGTTCCCGGCCAGCGAGACGTCGACCTCCATCCGCGCCAGCAGGTCCGCGGTCGTCCCGCCCGGCCACGGCCGCTCCAGCACACCCAGCTCCGGCGACCCGAACAGGTCCGTCGGCTGCCCGCCCACGAACCGCGTCCACTGGAACCGGGCCTGGCTGAACACCTGCAGCCGCGCCAACGTCAGCGCGAACACCGGCCCGTTCGCCTTGTAGGCCGCCGACGCCGTCCGCGCCACCGTCTCCTCGTCGATCGTGTTCATCGACGTCTGCAGGATCGGGTAGTCGAACCCGCCGTACCCGAAGTAGTTCGCCCACTGGTCCAGGCTCAAAGCCGGATCCGACCGACTGTGCGCCGGGCGTCCGGCCATCGCGCCGTTAATCCGATCGAGCAGACCCACGACGGCCCTCCTGCCAGCCCAGCCGAACCGCCGTCACCGACCAGACCAGCGCCAGCCAGCACGCCCCCGCGACCTTCGCGGCCAGCCATCCCACCCCGAACAGCAGCCCGCCGACCATGGTCAGCAGCGACCGCCAGAAGTGCACCTGACGCGCCTCACGGTCGATCCGGTCCAACGGGATCCGGCCCGCGACAACGACCACGCCTGCCTCCCTCCTAGCGGATCACGAACGGCGTCATCGGCTCGGCGACGCCGTGCACCGCGTGCCCGTGCCGCGCGAGCGTCACCGCGACCAGCGGCGTGATGTCCCCGCCGCCCTTGCGGGACCACGCCCACGCATCCGCCAGCGGCCTCGTCCGCGCCGCGTCCACCGCCGTGTTCAGCGGCGCCTGGTCGATGTGCCGGAACTTCTCGTTACGGATCGAGGCGACCAGCGCCCCGCACGCCTGCGCATACTCCCGGGCGCCCATCAGATGCAGCCGCCACTGGTCCGGCCCCGGGTCGGTCACGAACCCCGCCTCCGCCAGCTCCGGGATCAGCGCCCCCGCGGGGCCGCCCGGATCCAGCACCAGCACGCACGGCCCATGCCGCCGCGCCCGCTCCTTCAGCCAGCCGACCACCCAACCCGTCCCCGGGTCGTGCTTGGCCAGCTCGCCATGCTCCAGACCGTCCCGCCGGCGGCCCGCGACCGCCACCGACGCCGCCGACGCGTCCGGCGCCACGTCCAACCCGAACGCGACCGGGTCCGTCACCTGCGAATCCGGATCCGCGGCGTGCTCCCACTGCTCGGACGCGATCGGGGACTCGCCGCCGAGCGGATCGTCCCACCAGCCCATCCGCTCCCGGCCGAACTCCAGCGGCGGCATCGCCCGGCGCTCCGCCGCGACATGCTCGGCGCTGATCCGCCGGCCGAGCGCCGGATTCGCCATCGCCCACAGCTTCGGGTCATCGCAGCCGCAGCCGACCGCGTCCAGCGCGTGCGTGCACATGTCGCCGTCCCGGCACGCCTGCGCCGGCGGCGGCGCACACCACTCCAGGTACGCGAGCCGGCCGTCCTGCCCGGCGCGCCCGCGGTCACGGATCGCCCGCAGCACCGCCGACTCCGGCAGGCCCGGCGACGACCCGTACAGCACCTGCGGATCCGGCCGCGCCGACAAGGTGGGCAGCAGCGCACCCATGTGCTCCGGCTTCAACGCGAACCCCTCGTCGAGGATCACCTTGTCGCCCGACAGGCCCCGGCCGCCGCCCTTCGTCCGCGCCTTGAACTTCAGCCGCCGGTCGTCGACCAGCTCGATCGCCTCGTCGCCGTTGCCGCGGTGGATCGCCTTCACCCGCCGCCGCAGATAGTCCGACCCGGTGATGAGGACGTCGAGGTCGCGGAACGCCTCCTGCGTCGTCCCGAACTCGTGCGCACTCCAGACGATCAGCCGCTGGTCGGTGATGAACAGCCAGCCCAGCGCCGCCATCTGGAACAGCGCCGTCTTCATGTTCTGCCGGGCGACGATCACGGCGATCTCGAACGCGGTCAGCCGGCCGCGGCCGTCCATCGCGAAGATGGCGTCCAGGGCGAGTTCCTGCTCCGGGTCCGGGCCGAATCCGGCCAGCCGCGCCAGGTCCGCGACCTCCGGGCCGAGCGTCCGATCGAACGCCGGGACCGACCGGAACGCCGGGTCAACCGCCAGCGCGCTTGCGGTCACGCCGCATCCTCAGCTCGTCCAGCGGATCCGCCGCCGACTCCGCGTCCGCCAGCGCCGCCGCCAGCGTCGCCCGGTGCTCGCGCGCCAGCGACGCCAGCGACGCGCCGCTGTCCCGCGCCGCGCCGTCGATCCGGCGGGCCAGCGCGAGCGCCGACTCGCCGAGGGCTGTACCGGCGCGCTTCGCCGCGTTAAGCTCCGAGAGAGTCGCCGCCGTCACCGGGCCCTCGACCCCGTCCGGCGCCACCGGACCGGCGTCCACACCACCCGGCCGACGCTGAGCCCGCTTCCGGCACGTAGCCCCGCAGTACCTCGCAGTCGGGCCGCCGTCGAAGCCCTCGCCGCACACCTCGCAGACCCTCGCCACAGCACCCCCTTGTGATCATGCTGGGACTCGGAAACAGCAGGGAGAGAAATAACGACGGGGTGGTGCGGGTCAGCTGACCCCGCAGCCCGTGATGATCATGCCCCCCGGGTACCCTCCGTGGCCGACCGGTCACCACCGACGGGAGGTCCGCCACCCTCGCCGCTGCCGTTGCCGCAGGTCAGCGCCCTTGCGGGCGCCTGCCTTGACGTTGCACGACGCGTGCGCCATGCCTCGGTAGCCGCCTCGATCGTCGGTGTGATCGAGGTGAAGCTCTTGACCATGAAGCATTGGTTGACCACAACGCGAGCACGGCTGACCGATCGCAGCGGCGAGCAGCGCAGCACGCAGACGCTGGTGCTGGTAGCCGTAGCCACGGGCGGTGGTGCCACCGGGTACGGGCACGGCGCACCTCCTTGCCTGATGTGGTCACAGGCTGCTGGTGCGTGCTGCTGCTGGTTACTCTCACGCTGATCTAGGTGAGGAGCAGCACATGGCGAGTGCGTACTG